CCTTAACGACTATGAAGACAAGATTAAGGAAGAATATTCAGTCATACTTGCACAGATGACCGAGATGTTTGATACAGAAAGCTCTCTATTTAAGCAGAACAGAAAGATCTTAAATCTTTCACAAGAAGAGCTTCTTAGTGACCCAACTATTCTAGACCACTACAACAATAGAACCGAACAGTTCCAGCGCATTTATGAGATGGATCAACAGCTTGCCAGACTTGAAGCAATGCAGAAAGGCTATCTAGCACCTGCCAACAAAGGTGGGTTTATGACCCCAGAGACATTAGCGCAGGTTGATAGAATAAAAACTGAACTTAAGAAAGTTCAAGAACGTCGTGCTATCTTGCGTAGAGAAGGTGCGAAACTTGCTGATACTTACAACCAGATGCAAGAGAGATTACAAGGCTCACTATCAGATGCGTACGACAGAAATGTAGGCGGTTCAAACACTGACGAACTTGTAGACTATGTAAGCACATCTATTGGTCTAAGCTTGGCAAATATGCCGCCAGAGCAAGCGGACTTAGTCATACGGCAAGAAGCAGAGAAAATACATAAGTCTCAACTAAGAAGAGGCCAAAGAAACAAAAGTGCCTTACCTTCTATCGACGAGATCGAAAGAGAGATCAGAATAAAGCTTAACTTGCCTGTTGTTGATACGACAGTACCAGTAAAAGAGCGCCAGAGAAGACGACAAGATAGGCAGCGATAGGGACGATTTAATCGCTTACTCCGTTTAATCTTACGTTAGTGGTTAAATGGAGTACCCGATGGCTGATAATATTGACAGTATACTTAGCGGTAATTTTGGTGGCAACAAAGACAATGAGCCTAATTACCTTTCCAAAAGCGGTTATGACCTTCTTTCAGATCAAGATGCTATATCGGAAGTAAGAGATTACTACGCAGCCAACGGGGTTTATTTCAACAACACCAGTGAAATGTGGGACAAGTTCTACACCGACAGGCGTTGGAGCGATGTCAACACACTGTCTATGGGCCTTGATGCGTTAGAGTACGCAAGCGGTGGCGACGAAGGCAAAGAAAAACTAGCCAGACTTTCTAAACTTTGGGCACAAGCTCCGTCTCGGGGTTCTACTCTCGATAAAGTAATCGATTATGGTACGGCAGGTATCCTCGACCCAACTAACTTGATTGGTGTGGGTGCAGGGGGCGCAGCCATAAAAGCAGGTAACGCCACTAGGCTTGCAGGCAACACGTTAGAGCAAGCGAGAAAAGCTGGAACTAAAGCTGGAATAAAACGAGCAGCCGCAGGCGAAGCTGCTATAGGCTTTGGTATTGGCGCGGGTTTCGATGCTGCACAGCAAGGCATGGAAATAGCTCAAGGGGTATCAGATGAGTTTAGTATTGGCAGACTTGCTACTTCGGCAGTTTTGGATGCAGGCGTATCTGCTGGTGCCGCAGCTTTGCTTGCCAAAGGCGGGTCAATGCTTGGCATTGGAGATGTTGCAAAGGGTGTAGGTAGTCTAGGAGATTGGGATAATACACGTCTTGGCTCAATGCTCGTTGAGGAGCAGAGCGCAATAACAAGAGAGCGTGAGAGTATTACTGCTGCAATGTCTGGTGTAACAGATCAGGCCGAACTTGATAATATGAACGCAGCTCTATCCGAGCTAACTATGAACGAGCGAAACATAGCTAACGTTCAAAAGTATATCAATGACATGGACTTGGAGCTAGATAGCGTAGCTACCAGATACCAAGACGCATTGGCAAATGGCAATGATGCAGAAGCAGCGCAGCTTAAAGAATATTTTGACGGCTTGATTGCGAAAAGAGCAAGAGCTTTGAGCATGGAGCCAGACGAACTTTTTGCAAGCGGCGAAATAAATCTACAGCAAAGACCCGAAGCACCACAAGCAGAAGAGCCTACAGGCGGCGACGGCCCGCAAGAAGGCGGTACGCAAGAAGGTGGTACGCAAGATGAGAGTGCGAACGATCCGGAAGAAGCTACAAGTGATGAGCGACCGGAAGGTACGCAAGATGAAGGTGCGAACGACGGCGACCAAGATCCAGATCTAGAGCCGGACGGTAATGCCCCGGAAAACGCTCAACAAGATAAGCCTTGGAATTGGCAAAGCGACAATCAACGAAAAACCATTGGCAAAAAGTTAGGTCTTGAAGGTGAAGATTTAGATGAAGAAGTGCAGCGTCGAGTAAACTCTGGTGAGTTTAAGGTTACACAAACAGGCGCAAAAGGTGGCGGTAAGTTATATAAGAACACCTTAAAAGGAGACGCAGCTCCCGCAAAACAAGAAGTTGCAGAAGTTGTAGACGAACCAAAGCAAGAAATAGAAGACGCACAGTCCGAAGCTCCAGAAGATCAAACCACAGACGTAGCAGAAGCAGACGAAGATACTGACGGTAACGCAGCAGCTTTTGATGAAGCTGTTCGCAAGTACGAACGCATCATGGATTTATCTAAAGGCTCGTCAGAGTTTATGGATAACATAAATTCAATCATCGATGGCATGTTGGCGGCAGGTGAGATTGACGGACAGGTGTTTAGATACTTACGTCAACTTCTTGGTATGCACGCAGACGCAGAAGCAAGCGGCAAAAACGTTACGAACGCAGACCAGCTTGTAAAAATGCGAAAAGAGTTTCTGGCAAGAGAGCAAACTCTTCCAGACTTCGAAGACCCTAGCCTTGGAACAGCAAAACGATCTGCGCAAAGCACAGAAAAAGCTTCAAAAGCTCTTGAAGAGGGCGACGTAAACGCTGGTATGGCTCCGCTAGTTACATACGACAAGAAAACTGGTGAGCGTGTAGTTAAAATGAAGCGTCAGTCTTTCTTGCGTAGAGGTTTTGACACTGGTGATGGTTATTCTGTTTTAAATGCGGGCGATAGATTTCCAAAGCAAAAGCTTACTTTAGAAACATTGCGTGCACTTGCTAAAAAAGAAGGTGAAAACGGGCGTCATGTGTACGCATTTAGGGCCGTTGGTGGCGAGCCAGTTATCGGCAAGTCTGGCCCGAACAAGCGTATGGGTAAAGCTAAGAAAGGAGAAACTGTTTATTATTCTCCACGCTTAGATAAAGTTTTCCGCACCGAGCAAATGGCGATGCAAGCTCTTGGTATTATAAAGAACAAAAAATCCAAAGCAGCAGCAAGAAACCAGTCACCAGAGCCATTAACATCTGGCGAAGCGGTATCAGCTAGAGACAAAGCTTTTGAAGACTTTAAAAAGACTGGGTCACTACAAAAGCTCGAGGAAGACATTGGCAGTGTCGATGAAGCTACTGGTCAAGTTGACGACAAGCCTGCACGAAATGTTAAAAGCGGCGGCATAATAAAGCGTGAAGACATTCCTGACATGCCACGCGAAATGAATGGCAAAATCTTTGCCATGATCCCACGCGAAGTTGGCAAGAAGGGCACGTGGTTCCGCAAGATTAGACCTAACCAAACAGATCCACGCGAAGTTATAATGCGTGCGAACCTTGACGATTACTACGTCGGGTATGTTTCGGAAGGCATGACGGCAAAGAACCGTAAGGCTCTATTAGAAAACTTTGAGCCGTTCGACGACATGAACGATCCGCGTTTTAATGATGCCGAGCCAGAAAGGTTAGCGTTTCCGATAGAAGAAGAGTGGGCGCAGACCCATACTATCGATTTAGACGAGTTATCACAGGTTCAGCGAGACAGTGTAATCCTTGCAGCAGACGTCGTACGCAACTCGACTTCCATACCTACAAGATTGATAGACAACTTAAAAAACAACAACGCAACTCTTTATGACCTGCACTTGCTTATCGTAAAATTTGATAGGTTGCCGTTTATGTCTTTTAAAGGCACAGGCATACGTACCAAAAAGAACCAACTACCAATGGCCCACAGAATTGCTCTGTACAAAAACCTATTGGAAGTTAAACAAACATTTGCGCCTGACGGTATACGATATAATTCAACCACGTTAGAAGAAAGTATACGAAATCTTAAGCAAAACATTATTGCTACAGCACCAGCTTCTACGAAATTAAATTTCGAGAAGATGTTACGAGATGTAGTTCCAGAAGGTAATGCGCCTATTTTTAGGCAAGGTGGAGAGTTCGAAAATTTCTTTACGTCTGCTGCTAGACCATTTCGCAAGAACTATAGCAATACAGTAACACTAGAAAACACAATAAGATCTGTAGACCCTGACACAGGTGACGTAATAAATTCTGAATTTATTTTTGCGCATGAGCTAGGCCATTGGATGTGGGTCAACGTCATTGATGATGATCTTAGGGTCGAGTTCGTAAAAGCTATGGACAAGTATTACGACGAGAACGGCAGACTTTACTCTGACGCTATGGAGGAAGTGTATAAAAAGTCTCCAGTATACCGCAACGAAGACGGTGATATGTTTGGAACAACCAATTTTGGCGATAGCTTCCAAGAGTATTATGCAAACCAATTCGCTCTGTGGATAAACAAAAGACACGACCTTCTTTCTGTTAAAGATGAAAATTTATGGCAAAGAATAGCTAATATCATAAAAGCATTTTTAGCCAAATTAAACGGCGAAGAGATAATCGACCAAGATATGCTGCCACTTTTTGATAAGCTTATCATAGACGATGCAAAAGCGCAGAAGGTTTCTGTGATGGCACCCGTCGAACCAAAAACAAAGAAAGGCGGAGCAATCCAAGCACGCTTTGTTATGATGAGCGAAGCTTTTTACAGTGCGAGAAGTGCGTACAGTAACGGCGACCTAGACATGGCGGCTGAAAAACTTAGCGATCTCGCAAGCGAGTTTCGTGGAATGGTTACTACGAAAAAAGAAGCTGGCATCATTGCAAAGAAAAATGACGAACCATTACGTCCGTACTCTGGTGCGTTTATGGTCGTCAAAAGGCACCATGATGCAATGCGAAACATGGCGCAACAAATCGAAAGCGTAACTCGCAAGTTTAAGATGGACGTCAAAACCAATAAAGGTGAACTCTTTGACGGCATTGGTTTTGGCCCAGAGGTTTACGAGGGCGTACAGAAAATATTTGAAGAAACCAACATTGCCGAGCTTATCGACGATGTGCAAGCAACTATGAACAACGCATATCTTGACGTAGAGATGGGCGACATACCGCAATACAAAGCTACGCAAACAGAAATCACACGTCGTGAAGAGCTTCCGAACGGTGCAGAAACTATCAAGAGAGCGCAGAGATTTAAGCGTGTCAAAGGCCGTGCGAACGCAGCGAAACGTAAGCGTGCAGCTACAGGCAGAAACATCAAAGCGAACCAAAAAGTTAAAGACCCGGCAGCAGCTCCAGATTTAGAGAACGCACCAAAGGTACGGGTGAAAGAGCTTGATATGAACAGCGCCATAGAAGCGTACGAACAAAGCTTAAACAACAAAGCAGAAACAAAACAGTCAAAGGCAATACGCCTGCATATCGTAAGCCTTATTAAGTCTATGCCAAACAGTACGCCAATCGCTGACAAGAAATTATCCCAGCAGATAAAAGAAATGCGTACGCCAGAGATGATAAGTAACTACACAAAAGCTGTCATCTTGACACGTAACGCTCCACCAGAAGCTTTAGAAACCGCACCAATGCTCAAGATGTCATATGATTTGGCTCGTGGTATTGAGTGGGAATTGCAGCGAAGAGGTGCCAAGAACACTGTAACAAACAACATGGTTATTAAGGCTATCGACACAGAAAAAATGATGGACGTCGAGATAGGCGAAGACCCAAGTATTCCAGCGTCGCTTCCTTACACAGCGAGAAATGCGATCAAGGGGATCACGCACAGAACCAGCGAGCTTCAATCAACTGCTCGTAGAATAGCATCGCGTATGATGTATATGGGCGTCCCGTTTTCTCCGAACGTTAAATCAGAAAGCTACAAGCAGGTGAGAAATGATGTTCGCAAGATGGCAGGCGAACTATCTAAGTCGGATGATATATCCAAGTCTGTAGAGAAAGTAGCAGAGTATATGTACAATTCTAACTTATTGCCAGAAGCGCAGCGTGAAGTTCTACGGCGTGCTGCTGGAGCTATAGGTTATGATCCGTCAGTCGTACTCGCTCGTCTTGTTGCAGAAGACGCTGATATAAACTCAAGTAAGACCGCAGCACGCCTACTTGATACGGTAGATGACGACTTCGCCAGAGAGCATATGCTCGAAACCTTAAGCGACGCACGCACATCGATGAGAGAAGGTGTTGCGTACACATTGAACGGTCTCATCTCGAGTGCATCAGCCCGCAGAAGGTTTGCACCTTTGATGACGTACGGAAACATGACAGTCGAAAACTCTATGTTTGATCCTATGTCGCCAAAAAATAAGTTTGTTGATGATATACCGTCTGAGTTCGCAGAAGATTTTGCTTTCGACTACATAAACCAAGCGTCGCCTAACACTATACAGGCAATGCAAGACTTTGTTCAAAACGGCAATATCAAACCGTACTATGTTGACGTAAGCACAAGCGGCCCAATGCGATCAGGCATCAAAGTAGATGAGGTGCCTAGAAACAAAATCGCCGCTATGTCTCTTGATAAAGTAAGCGATGACGTAGCTCTTATTCTTGATGACCTAAAGAAAGTTCGCGGTCAGATAAACTCATTAAGAGCGCGTGGCGGTACAAAAAATCGCATCCAACACCTTTACTATGAAGAGGAAGCTTTACGTGCCGAACTTGCCGAGGCTGGGTTTGATGATCCATTTATGTCAACGCCAGTTCTTATAAGAGATACGAAGCCTGCAAACTTTAACCGCGACATGATACCTTCTGACGGTATTGTAAAGACCTTGTCACGTGCCATCCTCGATGCAGAGGACAAGTCAACTGGTGCAAGTCAGGCGTCAGCAGTTCTCAATCAAATGCAAGGTGCATACAGACCAGACCAAATGGTTGAGACTTTATCCGAAGCAGCAGGCGGTGAGCAAAAGCTTTACTCAATAATGAGAGACATGGGTTTTACCAGTGTCAATATACTTGGTCGCAAGACAATGCTTAAAGAAACAGACGTTCGCGACTTACGCGCTGCATTGTTTGACGAGCCAGAGATGGCGTTCAATGACAACATGCCAAGCGATCCAATCCCACATATGGTTGACGCTATGGAAGTTGCTAACGATGGTGGAGATCAGGCATTTGAGGAAGTCCTATCATCGCTTGAGATTGCAGGTATGCCTAAGAAGGCAACTGACATTCTCGCCAAGATCAAACGAGGTAAAGAGATTACGCCAAAAGAGGGCAGGGAATTACGACGTGTATCTAAGTTTGGCCTAGCGCGGAATAACGCGCAGCGTTTAGCTCGTGCAGGTATGCGTACCCTTGCAGAGTTTTTCCAGCCCAGTGACGCTGGTGCCGGACACTTCGAAAGATACGCCTTGCGTACTGGTCAGTTCTTAGGCCCGTTACAACGTATGCTCATCAAGTTGCCAGATAGCGGAAATGGGATGAAGCGTTGGTTGCGTAACGGTTTGGGCGAAATGCTTTTTGCCTACAATGCAGGTGAGAGCCTTGGTTCTATGCTGCGCATCCCACCGCCCACAAGAAAAGAGCCAATCACTAGCCACCTTCACATACTAAATGCTCTTCGAAATGAGCAAATGGTCAACACACTAACATCCCAAGAGCGTGAGATATACGAGTACATGCGTACCTATTTCAAAGACGCACGGGATAGATTAGTTTCTGCTGGCTATGACGTTGGCAACATCAAGAAGAACTACGTACCTCAAGTTTGGCGTCGAGATTTGATCGAAGCAGACCGTGAAGGTTTTGTAGATATTCTGTCAAAATACTTTACCGCAGAGCACGCTGAACGTGGTGCAGTTTTACAGCCGCAACAGGCAAGATTGAAAGCAGAAGGCGTAGCCGACAGGCTAATACACGAGGACGGTGTATGGACAGGTGACGCTCACGCATTTAATCGAGGCGGAGAGCGTGGAGTAGACCATGTAGATTATCAGCGTTTGATAAGACTAGACGAAGGTTGGGCAACGCAGTTCACAGATATGCGTAATCCAGACAAGAACCTTGCCAAGTTCCTTGAGAACGACTTGATGGTAATCGGGTCAAAGTATGCAGATAGCGTCGAGCAAAGAATAGACATTGCGAACAACTTTGGTGTTGGCGGGTTTGGTTACTTCGACTATCTGGCAATCATGAATGGCGGCGTTGATGCTATATCTAAACTCTTGCGTTCAAACAAAGTTTTACGCAAGGACTATAAACTATTCATAGATCCAAACAATTCTCAAGACGAGGTCGCAGGTGAAGGCGCACATGCTATCTTCCAATCTGCTTTGTTTATGGCACCAATCCAAAAGACGGGGCCAGACGGTCAGCTCGCAGCACAGAAAAAAGCAGAAGACCTAGCAATGATGGCGCACAAGGGCGCGACTTCGGATGAAATATTCGAAGAGATCATGGGTATGATGACGCCAGAAGTCGAAAGCAGTGCGGCAGATCAAATGAGACGCCACTTTTCTTTCCGTGCTCGCGCCATAGCTAACGCTTTGACTGATACAAAAGGCTTAGACAAAGACTTCATGCCTCAATCTCATATGGTTGAGGAGGCTGACAACCTATATAAAGCTGTAGCTCGAAAGCCAGTATACAATGCAAGTTTCGAGAAGCATTTAGAGAAGCCGTCATCATGGCTACGTTCATTCAACAGCGTGACGCTCTTGCCCTTCGTGACACTGTCATCTCTTGGCGATGTGATGTTGCCGCTTATACGGAGTGGCAGCTTACGTGCATCAACAGAAGCGTATCGCAAGTGGATGGTAGACCCAGACGTCGGGCCTGCTTACAGAGAAATGATACGCAACGTCGGCGCATCTACACAAAACATCGTGCAAGAACGTATGTCTCGTGCTTTTGGTATGGACACAACGCGCTTTTCCGCAGGGTTCTTTACAGCTATCGGTTTGACAGACTGGACAAATACCATGCGGGATATATCCGCAGCAGTATCTTATGAGTGGTTTAAGTCACAGCAAGAGATAGCGGTACGCAAGCCAAACACAAAAGCTGGCAGGCAAGCTCGACGGGTGCTGGATGAGTACGGACTAAAAGATTTGTACGCACAGCCCGGGATGAACATTGAAAGAATATTGCGCAGTGGATCTTCTGCTGAAACTGACCAGATGTACTATCAAGTTGCGGGCGCAATGCACAGGTTCGCAAACGAAACTATCTTCACACCCAACCCACTCGACATACCGTTGTGGGCGCAGTCACCAATCGGTCAGATGATTTTCCAACTTAAGTCATTCCCTCTTATGATGACACGTATGGGCTTCAAGGTTTATAAAGAAGCGAAAGATCACAAAAACTTTTATCCTCTTATGTACATGGCAGGCGCACCAATCTTGGGCGCAGGCGTTGTTGGCGCAAAAGATGTTGTGCAAGGACGCGGCGGTGAAGAGAACAGAGAGTTTGCCCTTAGAGATCGTAAGGCAGAGTTCCTAAAAGAATACGGACTAAGCGATGACGAAGGTATAGCTATCGCTCTTGGTTGGTATCGTGATGGCTTGATGCAAATGGGTGGTCTTGGTTTGATCGGTTCACTTATGTACGACACTGCATCACAACTAGACAATGGTGCTTACGGTGCGCAGCGTATTACAGAAATGCTACTCGGCCCATCACTCGGCGTACTTCACGATACGCAAACAATACTTGCAGGTGGGGTGCAAGCAGCAGAGAACCTGATAACTGGAGAGGGAGCTAATGGTAAACCTCGCGCAGCAGTACGAGAGATTGTAAGCCGCGTACCCGGTATTGGTCAGGTAAGCGGTGCTCGCGAACTTATCGTAGACACGTTCGCAGGCGAGAAAGGCGACTAATCAAAAGGGCGAGGATCGATTTGTTCAATCGGAACCTCGTCTATCTTTGCTTGTTGCTCTTTCAAATAAAATACGGCACGGGACAAAATCGCTCTTGTCTCTGCCGTTCGGGACTGCTTGATTGCTTTCATAAGCAGATCAAGGCTAGTCTCTACTGGGTTTCTTTCTGGCGTCATGTTCAAGCTCCCTTTCAGTCGCTTCCCACCCTGCTCCGATGTACCCTGCAATATCTACCCAACTATCGAGCTTAAGTGGGCTTGTTGTCATACGCGATAACTTCACAGCTATCATCATCATACTAACGTGGTAGCAAGATATTTTCGTCCCATCCTTAAGAACAGGGCGTAGGAGCACTGTCATCATCTCTGCAATGTCACGAAAATTGTCGTACGGCTCTCCGTAATCCGCATTTCGATCCGCATTAATTAGACGCATTGCCTCTTTTAAAGGCACATCTCTAGTCTTTTCCATCACGATACCTGTGAAGCCAAACGCATAGCTTCGACGTCAATCTCTAGCTCCGCTTCTTTGCATTTCATTTCAAGAAGGCGTTCGCGTTCGTGGCGTAGTTTTGTTCTCGCTCTGTGTGCGTCATCACCTGTCTTGTCCAAGAGAGCTTCAAGTCGTTCTGCAACACTTTCTATCTCTGCTTCTTTTCTTATTCTGTCCGTTCGGACTTTTTTTAACTGATCTAGTGTGTCCATTTCTAAACCTTTGGGTCTGGTCTAAATTGTTTATAATTATCACATGTGTGTATGGCTTCCCTATTGGTAAGCTTACACGTCCAATTTCCATTTTGATTTGCGAACGAGTGCTGACAAAAGTGACAGGCAGGTTTAACGTCAACCTCTTGGCTCCAACAGCTTTCCCTTTTGAAGCAGCTTTTACACCGCCAATCAGCAGGGTCAGACGCGACGCGACCTGCCTGTCCATCAAGCGCAGCTTGGATCTTTACGTACATTTCGTCCCATTCCTCCTGATCGAAGGTAACGAGTTGAGCGTGATAGTCACTGTTGTTTTTATTGTACGCAATGAAGAAAGCTTGCTCGATCTGAAACATCGCCATCATCATCGTCATCTGCCGATAATATTTGCGATGCGAACTCTTAACGCCATTTCTTTGAAAGTTCTTGAAGTTGTTGTCGTTCATCGACTTAACCTCAAGAATTGCTTGCCCAGTACCGTCTTCAAAATCTACGATACCATCGGCGTTACAAACGACATGACCGTTCAACCATTCACGTCTGTGCTGTCGTCCAGTCATGTCGTCTTTTTCCCAAACCCGAAGGTCTGCTCTTTTCTTTAAGTCGTACACAACCCAGTCTTCTATTTTATGACCTGCAAAAAAAATGCGTTGGAGTTGTGGATCTATATCGACGTCAGGAAAACCACGAAGAGAGAGGGCAAGCTGCGCGACGCAATCCGTACCTGCCATACTAGCGCCGATATACTGGCGAGCTTCTCCCCTCTCTTCTTGCGTATAACCTAAGTCTACTGCCTCTAAGACTTTAGTTACCTTCGGGTCTGTGGGATACATTTAAAATGGGATCTCGTCATCTGGGCCATCATCACCTGACTTTTCCAATGCGTAGTGTGAGCTTACTTTCTTTCTCACCTCACCATTGTATTCGTCATCAATAACTTTGATGCCAACCTTCTTACCCTTTAGATATGAAACATCATCGGGCGTACTATCACCATCGTGACCAACCGCGATCAGCAAGCGTTTGACTTGGATCAAGCCAATCTCTGTTGCTTTCGGGCTGTTCGGATGGTTGAGATAAATCCATTGGCGGATTGCTCCGTCATCGTTAGCATAACTTACGACTAATTGGTGCGTTCCCTTACCTGCGTTGGCCTCAACCTTCGCGTCGTTAATAGTAACCTCGTGACTTCCAACTCCCAATATAGAAGGTCGGTCATCTTTGAGGTGTGACAAGTCAATGTTTGCAAAGCCATTAAAGCTCATTCTTTATTACCTTTCTTCAAGTAGTCACTATATTGCTCTTGGGTCATATAAATACGTTCCAAGAGTTCGGTTACATCGTCGGTGTTTTCAGTAGGCGAAAGCCGACGGTACGGGTCACGTGACTTTCCATGCCAACCGTGAACCTGTTCTGTTATGATGTACCTCCGTACATCTATCTTGCCATTGTTCTCTGTGGTCTTGCGAACAAGACAGAACACATGGTCATACAAAGCAGGTACAAGCTTCTGTACCTTTTTCTGTACAAGCATGGGCCAAAAATTAACAACGCCATTGTCGTCTGTTTCTTCTGCTGCAAGCGCAGTAATGACCACGTGCATTTCAAGATCGCGTATCCACTTAAGCGCAGCAGTTATCTTGCGTTCATACAAGCCCCACTTTTCGAAGCCGTTTTTACTGTCGCCAATCTCTGCTTCCACATCTGCCATGCAGCGTTGCGAAAGCTCAGTGGCACTATCAATCATTATCCAAGCATACTTTTGTTCACGAAACTCTGGGGTTTTTGTGTACTTAATTATGTCTTTGAAGCTATGATTATGCTCACCTGCATCACGATCAAAAGTTGTGAATTTTAGGTAGTCTATCTCTTTATCAGCAATAGACGAAAGGCCACTCTCACCACTAATGATAAGAC